GGCCAGCGCCGCCCGTCTGGCCTGAGCCTGCGGAAGACGACAGGCCGTTGCAACCGCCGCCGCCGCCGCCGATATTGCCGTTGGAGTTCGCGCCGTTCTTGCCGGCTCCGTCCGGACCGGCCGCTCCCCCACCCCCGCCGCCGCCCTGAGAGGTGGAGTTGCCGCCGTTGCCGCCGTTGTAGGCGTAGCTCGCGCCGGTGGAGTTCGCGGCGAGGCCGCCGACGCCCCCGGTCGTGCCCGTCGGCTGCTTGCCGTAATCTGCCTCGACGAGGACCGTCGCGCCGCGCTTGATGCTGGTCTTGGTGGTCCCGTTCTCGGTCCCGACCGTGATCGTCAGCGTCTCGCCGGGCGTGACGGCGATGCTGAGGTCGCCAGCCGCGGCGCCGGAGCCGCCGCCTGACCTCTGGTTGGTGGTCGAGCGGCCCCGCGCGCCATTGCCGAGGCAATGCCCCTCCAGCGTCGTGACGCCGGACGGGACGAGGAACGACCCCGATACGAGGAAGAGTTGGGTCGTCATGGCGAGCGGGTGGCGGGCGCCTTAGAGTGCGCCCACCTTCTCGGCGATGCGCGCGTCGATCGCGGCTTCCTCGGCATCGCAGAGATCGCGGAGCCGCCGAAGCGCCGCCTTGCGCACGGCCGCGTCCTCGTCATCGTGACGGGCGATGCTTTCGACGTGGCGCTGGGCGTAGCCGATTTTTTCCGACAGGTTCATGCTCAGTTGCCTTCGGTGATGTTGAAGGCGGTCACAGTGACCGCTTGGGCGTTGGCGATGTTCTTGTTGTCCAGCGTCATGTCCGTGCTATCGGCGCTCTCGCCGGCCGTGAACTGCATGTGACTGGTGGTGCCGTCGCTGGCGTAGATGCGGCCGAAGGTGCAGTCCGTGCCCGCGCCCGCGCCAGACTGGCCGGTCAGCGTCCAAGTCCCGCTCTTGCCCTTCACGCCACTCGCGGCCGCGGACATGAAGTCGGACGGCAGCGTGCCTTCGGCGAGGAGCGTGTTGCCGGACAGAGCGGTGGTTTCGTTCGCCGGCGGCGTGCCGTTGTACAGCCGCAGGATCGGGGCCGTGCTGATCGTTGTCTCGATCGCGTCGAGCTTGGCGTTCCGCACAGTGTCGGACAGGAAAAAGCCAGAGGCCATGGCGGGTCCTTCCTCGGCTCATCGCCGGACGGGTTTCAGGAGAGGGTCGAGGGGCGGCTAGAAGCCGTTGTGGTAGCGGAGCCAGGTGTCGATCTGGGCGCGCTGGGTGCTGTTCGGCGCGACCTTCACGCCGATGAACTCCGAGCACTTGCCGCCGAAGTTCGAGCCGTTCAGGGCCGAGCCGTTGCCGGAGGCGTCGGTCTGCGCCGTCGTGCCGATGACCATCGTCGCCAGGTCAGTCCCCGAGACCCCCCAGCGGGTCGGGCCCGCCACGGCGTTGGAGTTCTGCTGCACGTTGTTCTTGTAGGAGACGATGTTGGTCGCATCGAGCGTCGTCAGCAGCCGGTAGTTCGTCCCGGTGGTGATGTCGATATTCCCGCCAGCCCCAGCCAGTTGGAACGTGCGGAAGATGTCGGACGTGCTCGATCGGGCCATGACCGCCGCGCCGTTCGGGTCGGTGGTGTCGACCTTCGAGGCGTTGGAGGCGACGACGGAGATCAGCCGGCCGAAGCTGTCGGCGCCGGACGACATCTGGCAGACCGCCCAGAAGCCCATTGCGGCCGTGCCGCCGGTGGCGATCGCCTTGTTGCCGGTGATGAAGTAGTCGTCGACCGCATCGAAGGTGACGGACGGAAGCCCGTTCAGGCCGGCGGCCTCATAGGCCGGTGAGCCAGTCGGCGTGAGCGTGTAGCCGTTGCCGGACTGGTCGGGCCAAGAGGTCACGACGTTGGAGGTCTGGCTGAGCGCGTCGGCGCGATACCAGAAGACCAGATTGGAGCCGAAGATCGCGACCGGGTTCGGCGGGGCGGTGGCCTCGCCCGACAGGTCCGTCAGGCCGCAGCGCCACTCCTTGAAGATGACCTGCGTTTCGTAGGGCAGCGGGTCGTGGTACCAGCCGCCCTGACAGCGCGGACCTTGGGCGTCGTTATAACCCGTGGCGCCGGTGTAGCTGAAGAGCTGCGTGAGGCCGGCGCCCTGCCCCTCGTCGACCCAGCAGGTGTGCTCGCCGCCCGACGTGTAGTTCCAGATCGACTTGCAGAGGATCGTGTACTCACGGCCGCGCACGAAGCTGCCGGTGGAGCCGAAGATGACATAGCCGGGGTCGTCGACCGTCGGGTTCTGGCTGGTGGTGCGTCCGCCGAACTCGATCCGGCTGGAACCGCCCTCGAAGACGTTGATCTGGAACGGCGACGGGCCCAGCGTGTCGCTGACGTCGGCGGTGTTCTTGTGCTGGAAGATCGCGTTGAAGCTGGCGCCCAGCGGCGGGCCCTTCGGCACCACGAACCGCAGGCGCATCCAGACCGGCGTGTCGAACGGCTGCGGGGTGAGCGAGACGATCTCGTTTCGGCTCACCGTGGCGGGGTTGTCACCGGCCGGGCCGATGTCCCCACTGCGCGTGGTCATCTGGATTGTCTTGCCGTCGGCCGAACGGCGCAGCACGTAGGCTTGGCAGCCCCGCGTGGCGTTCATGTTCGCCTGGACGTAGGTGTCGCCGTCGACGCGGACCGTGGGGACGAACCAGTTGGTCTTGTCGGGGCACGGGACGGGCAGCAGCGGGCTCGATGAGACGACGGGGATCAGGGCGGTGGGGATGCCGCCGGCGACCGCAGGCGCAGCCGTCAGCAGGCCCGCGAGGGCCGCCAGGAAGGCAAGGAAGCGGCTCATGCGGCGTCACCCCCGCCAAGGCGCGCGCAGGCGTCAGCGGCGGCCTGAGCGGACGCAGCGGTCTTACTGGCGGCGCGGGCGGCGGTGCTGATGAGTTCCGGGCCGTCATCGCCCACCCAGCGCGCGGGCTGGGGCGCAGCGGCCGAGCCGGTCGCGTAGCCATCGGCGGACCAGGGAGCGGAGCGGCGAGCCTTGCGGACGCGGTCGAAGTAAGCGTCAATCTCGGCTGGCGTGCTGAGGATTTCGCCAGTCCCGAGGGCGCTAGGCTGTGCGCGGAAAGCTGATCGCCGCGCGTACTTTCCGGCGTGGTAGGGTGTGCGCATCTGACCAGCCGCTAGTTCGTCTGGATGAACTTGAGCCGGATCGTCAGCACTTCTGCCGACGTCGGCGTGTAGGCGTTCAGCACCTTGACCAAAGCCCGCAGGTTGGCCGTGCCCACCGCGGTGAACGGGCAGTTCAGGCCATCGCCCTGGAAGACGGAGTTGTTGGTGTCGCCGGTGGCCAGGGTGAAGCCGATCCGGCAGACCTGCTTGACCGCGTCCGCGTCGGAGGGGCTGAAGGCGGCGTTGTCGTTGATGGCGGTGACGGCCGAGTCGTAGATCACCACCTCGCCTTGAAGGTCGGTGGAGGCGTCGACGGAGCCGATGATGGTCGCGCCGGTGATGATGCCGGAGCCGCCGGAAATGCGAGCCGCCGAGGTGCAGGTCTCGCCGCCGGTCGTCGGCGCGGAGGTCGAGGTCGAGAGCGTGTCGTTCGCCGCGTAAACCGCGGTGTCCGACGGGCGGGTGATGGTGATGGTGCAGGTGCCGGCGAACCCGAAGGTGCCGCCGAGCGTGGCCGTGCCCGCAGGCAGCGCGGTGTCGATGGTGGCCGACGTCCATAGCCGGCCGGCGTTCATCTGCAGGGTCTCGTAGTCGAGATCGGCGCCCGAGGTGTTGGCCGGAGTGGCGGTGCGGCGCGCCATCGCCAGCGTGCCGACATCGCCGTTGCCCGACGCCGCGTCCTCGGCGAACTGCGTCCCGCCGGAGCAGCCCGTGCCGCAGTTCACCCAGAGCCGGCCCAGCGCATCGGTGATCGGCGGCTGGTAGTCCCCATCCGTGCCGGCCGTCGCGGCTGCGCTGTCCTTGCGGACCGTCAGCGCCATGGTGCCGGTGTCGCCCGAGGCGTGGACCGCGTCCTCGTTGTACTGCGTGCCCCCGGAACAGCCGGAGCCGCAGTTCACCCACAGGCGTCCGGAACCGTCGGTGAGGAACGGCTGATAGTCGCCATCGGTCCCGGCTAGGGCGCTGGCAGTGTCCTTGCGAACCGAGAGACTGAAGGTTCCGACATCCGCCGTGACGTGCGCCGAATCCTCCGCGTAGTTGGAGGTGAGCCCAACCGTGCCGTTGATGTTGACGTTCGGCCGACCCGAGCTGTCCACCGACATGATCCGGTAGGCGGACCCGTCGTAGCCCTCCATGACGTGGCAGGGATGCTCGACCGCGCTCACCGTCTTCGTGCAGAAGGTGAAGTTCGAGCCGGAGGCGTTCTTTGAGGTCTGGTTGTCGGCCTGGGCCGGCGCGGCGAAGGCGAGCGCCACGCACGCAAACGCCCACGCTCCGAGGGACCGGAGGTGCTTCATCAGATGATGCCTTTCGGGTGGTGGTCAGGCCGCGGCGAGCGCGGGCGTCAGGTCGGGCGCGGGCCCGTCAGAGGATCACGTTGAACATCGGGTTCCCGTCCTCATCGAGGTTCGTGGAACCGAACGGCCCGCCAGGGCCAGCGCCGGCGCCGGTGCCGGAGTTCAGGAGTTCGAGCACCACGACGCCGGGCGTCGATCCGCCGCTCGATGCGATGAAGTCGACGCCGTCGGTGTAGACGGCCGGCGACAGCAGGTCGTAGAGGGTCATGACGAAGCCGGCGCCGTTGGACGCGAATTGGCGCAGGGCCCCTCCCGTGGGCGTGGACAGCGAGGGCGTCGCGTTGCTGGTCAAGAACACCACCAGGCCGGAATGCCGCGCGTGCTTGACGAAGCCTGCGGCGGCCGCACCCTTGTCCGCATGTGTTCTGGGCTTGCGGTAGATGCCGAAGAGCCAGGGATAGGAGCCGCAGGTCAGGCCGGACGCGAGGTCCGCAGCCGACAGCCGCTTGCAGAGCGTCCGCACCGCGCCGGAACCGATCGTCCAGTTCCCATCGCCCCCGGAGATCGTCGCGCTGGAGGCTGGGCCGCAGCCGAAAGTGATGTAGTCGCCAACCTCCGCGCCGGAGAGGTTCAGCGAGGTGGTCTGGGCGGCTCCGTTCCGCTGGCCCCCGCCGACGTAGGTCGAGGGCAGGACGAAGGCGGCCCCCGTCAGCATCAGGGGCGGCGCAAAGGGGAACATCCGTCAGCCCTTGCGGTGGTTCGCGTGAATCTTGCCGGTGACCGAGGAGTAGGGCCCGGAGATGATGGTCACGGCGTTGGCGGTGGTGGTGATGTCGGGCGCGCCGGCGTCTCCCCAGGCGTCCCAGATACTGTCGAACGTGATCACGTGCCCGCCCACCGCATCCATGATCAGCCAGATGGTGTAGACCATGCCGCTGCGGAGCACCGACGGCGCCGGCACGACCATGCCGCCAGTGACATCGATGTAGATCGTGTAACCCTCGGTGAGCACCGGCCAAGCCGGCGAGGCCGAGTAGGTGACCAACTGATGGTCGGTCGCGCCGATCAGCGTCTCAGGGTCCAGGCTGACCCCGCCGGTGGCCGCATAGACGTCCGCCACGGCCGCGGCCGCCCGCCCCGCCTGGGTCGCCTTGGAGATCACCCAGTCGGCGCGGGTGGCGCCGAGGTTGGCGGTGGCGGCGTCGTCCATTTTGACGATCAGCGTGGTGCCGGAATAGCTGGTCACCCGGCCCGACATCCAGTGGGTGTCTGGGTTGGCGTCACTGGCGGCCAACAGGTACATGCCGTCGACGAAGGAGAGCGCTGCCCCGACGTTGTTGAAGGTCCGCGACGCGCTGGCGGTGATCGTCAGGCTGGTGGTCGAGGTCGTCTGCGTGCTGTCGGCGTCTTCGGCGGCGGAGGCAGAGGCGGCGGCCGCGGCGGCGGCGGCCGTGGCTGTTGCGGCGGCGGTCGAAGCCGTCGTCGCGTCCGAGTTCACCTGGGCGGCCGTCGAGTTGATCTCGGGCGGCAACGTCTCGGCGAGGTAGGGCAGCAGCGCGTCGGCCGCGGCGTCGAAGTTATCGGGGTCCTCAGTCGTCGGAACCGCGCCGGTGTAGAGCGTGACAGCCATCGGTTCAGACCTCTTTGATCTCTAGGTCGAGGCTCGCGCTCTCGGGCTTGTCCAGGGTCGCGATGAACCGCGTGTGAGCCCCGATGCTCAGCAAGGGCTCGAAGTACCCGCTGTCGGCGTCGTCGATGCCGGACCACAGCGCGGGGATCGCATTGAGCTGGCTGCGCACGTCCAGCACAGCCGGAAGGTTCGCCTTGGCGCACTCGACGTTGGCCTTGATCATCGGCACCATGCGGCGGCGAACCATGGTGCTGTCGCCGAACTCGTCGTGCTCGATCGTCGAGAAGTTCTCGGCGTCGTTCTGCGTGTTGTGCAGGGTCTTGCCGAGATAGACGGAGCGCCCGATCAGCGCCGCGCCGCAGGAGACGTCGCCGCTCGCCCGCTCCAGCGTCAGCGAGATGACGCCGTCGCTGTAGAGCGGCAGGTCGAACCGCGCCTCGGCGGACTTGAAGCCGAAGGTGCCGAAGAAGTAGCCCGACCAGGTTGTGGTCCGGCGCCGGCTGAGGGTGATGGTCTGGCTGTAGATGGTGACGTCGTCGCGGGTCACGTTGATGATCGCGCGGTCGGCTTGCAGCCCGGTCAGCCCGATGGTGTTCACCCGTCGGCCGGACGTGATGACCACGCTGAGCGGCGACGGCGAGACCGTCTTGGTGTTGCGCTTCAAGTCGAACATGCGCCAGGCGTTCGACGGGCGGACGAACCACTTGGTGCTGTCGGTCAGCGCGGCGCTGTTGCTGGCCTCCAGGCTCACATATTCGAGGTGGCTGGCCGCCACGAGGACGACGTCCCCGAGCCCGTAGGTCCCCGCACTCCACTCGACATAGGTCCGGCCGAGGAGCGTCCATTTCGTCGGCGAGCTCGCCGGCGTGTTGCCGATGTTGCCCGCCTCCAGCGAGACGTAGACGTCGCGCGCGGTTCCCGTGGCCACGCTGACCTGATCGTCGAGCGCGTAGGTGGCGCCTGCGGAATAGGCCGCCGGGGCGGCCTCCGGGACCGTCGTCGATGTCAGCATGTCCTCGTTGATCGACGCCAGCATCGGCTCGTCGGTGGACAGGGCGATCAGGTCGTCGACGTTGACCGACGGCGTGACGCGCATCAGGCGGCCTCGGTCTTGAGGGTAACGGCGCCAGATTGCGCGGCCTTCAGCACCGAGGCCGCGTCGCGGGTTTCCTTCACCGTCTGGCCGGTGTTCGCCACGAGGGTGCGTAGGAGTGCGTTCTGTTCGGCCAGGAGGGCGTTCTGGCGCTCCGTGGCCGCGTTGTCCCCGCCCCCGCCGATCATCCGCGCCGTGTCCTGGGCGTTCCAGATGCGCGAGGGGCCGGTGGCTTCGAGCTCGGGCCCGTCCTCGCCGACCAGCCGCAGGCCGCCGGAGTGCATCCCGCCGCCGGCGAAGCCTTGCGGGCGGCCTAAGAGGCTCAGCAGTCCGCTATCGCCGAGGCTGTCATACCAGGCCTGATCGGCGGCGGCCGTGGGCGATGGAGCTCCGCCGAGCTGCAGCAGCCCATTCGCATCGGTCGGGAACTGCGCCGCACGCTGGAGCGCCTGAGCCTGCAACAGCGCCTTGATCGCATCCTCGATGCGCAACGCCGTCTTGTTGAGGATCCCGAACTGCTCGACGCTCTTGTCGAGGGCGTCGAGTTGCAGCTTGGCGACGTCGATCTGCGATTCCGCGGCTTTCAGCGCGTCCTCGGTCACCCGGCGGATGCGGGCGTTCTCCTTGGCCGCGGTGAGCGCATCGGGCGCCGTCTTGGCGATGCTGTCCCGGTAGGCGCTGGCGACGGACGTGAAGGCCTGCAGCGAGGCCTTGTCGCCTTGCGAGGCCAGGGCGCCGACGCGATCGAACTCCTTGCGCAGGCCAGATGGGGACAGGGCGTCCAGCTTCGAGGCGTCGTTGAACTGGCGCAAGTTGTCCGCCAGGCTCTCGAACTCGCTGATCGTCTGCCGGATCGGCGCGGCGGCGGCTTCGTAGGCGTCGCGCAGGTCGCTGAGCGCGTCGTTCACGCCGCCCTGGCGGATCTGCAGCAGCAGCTCATTGCCGCGCGTGGCGGCCTCGACGCTGTCGCTGTAGCGTTTCATCACCTCGTCGAGCTGCAGGCCGCGGAGCTTTTCGAGGTCGACGTTCAGCCCGGCGAGTTGTTCGCTGGTCAGGTAGCCCGCGTCGGCGGCTTCCTGGAACGCCTTGGCCTGCGCATCGGCGGCGCGGTTGACCTGCAGGGTGTCGTAGTCCTGCGGCTTGGACAGGCGGAGGATTTCGTCTTGGAGCGACTGTCCGAACGTCTGCGCCTGCGCATAACCTTGCAGGGCGGCCGAGATGTCGTCGAAGCCTTTGCCGGCCGCGCGCATGTCTTCGACCAGTTTCTTCTGGGTGTCAGAAACGTAGGTCGCCCCGTCGAGCATGGCGCCCAGCGCGGCGTTCACCGCAGCGGTCGGGTCGCCAACCGCCGACGTGATGGTCTTGCCGCCCGTGGTGTAGATCTGGCTCTGGTCGCGCGAGCCGATCACCAGGCCGCGGATCGTGTCGCCCGCAGCAATGCCCGCAGCCTTCAGCGACGCCTCGATGTCCTTGATCGTGTCGCCGGCCGTCTTGGCCGCCTGCTCGGTCTCGCTGTCCCGACGGTCGCCGCTGAACTGGCCGCTGACCAGGTCGTAGCCGGCGCCCTTGTTGCTGGGCTTGCCGCTCAAGAGCTTGCCGAGGACGCCGAATTCGGAGCCGAAGATGGACTTGGACAGGGCCGCCAAGCCCGCAAACTCGCCGAGCGACGAAGATGCGGAACCGAGGAATTTGCCGAGACCGCTTCCCGCCCCCAGGAGCCCGGAAATCTCCTTGAACGAGTCGGACAGGCCGCTCAGCGCTCCGGCGAAATCGTCCGCCTTGAACGCCCTCGACATGCTGGTGATGGCGCTGGCGAGGTCATTGTAGGCGTCGGCGACGCTCGCAGAGCGCTTGGCGATCTCCAGATCGGCGGCGTGCGTCGCCTTCATGGCGGCCAGTTGGGCCTCAAGGATCTGGACCTGTTCATCCGAGAGCTGCAGCTGTACTTGCTTGTTCAACTGTTGCTGGATGGCATCTTCGGCCAGATCCTGCTCGGCCTTCAGCGTTTTGGTGCCGGCGACGGCGCGTGCGTAGTCGCTACGTAGGAGCGAGTCCTGAGCTTTCGCGATATCGATCTGCGATTGCTGCTGGGCTTGGCGAACGTCCAGTTCCTGCTGCGCAGCGTCATGCATTTCGCGGTTATTCACCGCAATTTCCTGCACGATGGCCGTCAGGCCGACTTGGGCCTTCAATTGGCCGAGGTCGGCGAGCAGTTCCTTGCCCTTGATTTCTCCGATCTGCTTGCGGGTGATCTGGTCCTTCAGCGTCGCGATCTGACCGTCGTATTGGGCCTGCTTGGCAGCCGTTTCGAAGCCAAGGATCTGACGCTCGATGGCGGCCCGCTGATGGATGTCCTGCGTGACAGCCAAGATCGCCTGCAAGTGATCGCGTTGCGCCTGGGCGATCTCTTGGGCCAATCGCGCGGACTGCTCGTCGGATAGATCGCGCGGATCGCCCGGTCCTTTCGGTCCCTTCGGCGTCTTGTTCGGGTCCTTCGCCTGCTTATTCACATCCTCAAGAAAGTTCTTCGTCGCCTGCTTGCTTACGTCACGGCTGAACTGACCCAGCGCGTCGACCGTCCCATCCCGGCCCTTCAGGAAGCCGCGCTCAACCGCGCCGCCGACGTTATTGGCTGCGTTACTCGCAGCGCCAGCGTTGGGGTTGTTGATCCGGCCCAGGGTGACAGCTTTGATGTCCTTGACTGAGCCGGCCAACTGCTGCGCGGCAGGGCCAAGTAGTCCGATCTGGGCCGCTGTCCGGGCGGCGCCGATCAGCCCGTTAATCGCGGCGATGGTCTTGTTGACCATGTACTCGATGCCGATGATGACCGCGTTGGCGGTCGAGGTCATGATGTCGCCCATGACGGCCGGAAGGCTCTTCCAGATCGTCTTGATGCCCTCGTAGGCGCCGGTGAAGGCGCCCACAACAACCGCGACCTCGCGGATGGAGTTGGAAGCGAAGTCATCTAGCCAGGCGTTCACGTCCTTCCGCAACGCCTTCAGCGCGTCGCCCATCGGGCTTTCCATGATGTAGCGGCCAAGCACCTGGAAGGTCGCCTTCACGGTGTCGCCGAAGCCGATGGTCTGGTCCTTGACGCGCTTGAGCTGCTCCTCGGTGAGTTTTAGGCCCGCAACGAGGGCCTTTTCGTCGATGCCCTTGCTCACCTCGCGGTGGAACAGCGCCATCGCCGCAGCGGCGGCTCCAGCGACGATCAGGAACGGCGCCATCGCAGCGACAGCGGGCGCCAATGTCGCGGCCATGCCGGCAAGCGCTCCGCGCAGGCCGCCCGCCGACGCCGCCATCATGCCGAACACGCCGGCGATCTGGCTGCCCTGCTGGATCGCCACCAGCCATAGCGCCTGGCCCGAGGCGAGGCTCACGCCGATGTCGGCGAACTGCGAGCCGAGGTTGCCGATCGCGAAGCCGTAGCCCTTCGCGCTCTTCGCTCCCCGGGTGTGGATCGCGTCCATGTCGTTCAGACCGCGGGCCGCGGCGGCGCTTCGCTGATCCAACCGGGCGACGGCGCTGGCGTAATCCGAGGCCGAGATCGCGCCCAGCTTGTAGAGGGCGGTGGCCTCCTGCATCTCGGCATTGAGCCGCTTCTGAGCGGCGTAGGTCGGATCTATCGAGCTCTTCAGAGCGTCGACCCGACTCTCAAGGGTAGCGACCGCAGCGGCTTGCTCCCGCGCAGCGGCGGTCGCCGCTGCGGACGCAATCTTGGCTGCGCCAGCTTCCTCCGCGGCCCTTTGCTGAGCCATGCGCATGCGGAACGCGAGTAGTTGTTGCCCAGACCGCTCGGCGTCGCGATCGGCGGCGGCTTGGGCGACGGCGGCGATCTTCGTGGCGGCGGCTTCCTCCGCAGATCGCTGGTTCGCCATGCGGACGCGGAATTGCAGGAGCTGCTGCGCGCTGCGCTCCACTTCGCGGTCTGCGGCGTTCTGCGCGGCAATGGCGACTTTCGCAGCCGCGCTTTCCTCTGCGGCCCGCTGCTTGGCCATGCGCACCCGGAATGTGAACGCCTGCTGAGCACTGCGCTCGGATTCCCGATCCGCCGCCACCTGAGCGGCAAGGGCCGACTTCGCCGCAGCCGCGACGTCACGCTCGTAGGCCTTGGTCGCGGTGACCAATTCCCGCATCGCGGCGGCCTCAAGCATCCGCTGATCGCGGAGGGCCTTCGATGCGGCCGTCATCGCTCGTGTCGAGCGTTCAGCTGTGCCTTGAGCGGTGGTGAGTTGAACCGTCCCAACGGCCGCTTGGCGCGTGGCGTCGGCGATCGTCGTGTAACCCTGTCGTGCGGCGGCTGTGGACGTGGCCCGGCGGCGGTCTGCGGCCTCGCTGCGGCCAACCGCTGCGGTGAGGCTGTCGAAGGCCTTCTCCGCAGACGTGAGTTGTGTTGCGTCGGCCTTGTAGACCAGGGAGACAATGTCGACCGACATGCGCGCCTCCCCTGTTTGAACCTGCTATGGTGCGCACCGGTCCGAAGGACGGCGCATGGACGAAGACTTGACGGAAATTGAAGAGGCGTTCGCGACCACGCTGGCGCACACGACGATGATCACGGCGCTGTTTTCGCTCCTTCAGGAGAAGGGCGTGCTCTCGCAGAACGACATCAATTCACTGATGGACACCGCCATCACCGGCGCGGAGAACGCGATCCAGAACGGCGCCAGCCCGCGGCTGATGAACCGCACCCGGCAGATCTTGGAACAATCGGCCCGGAACCTGGGCGGGCCGCGTCGGCGGCGAAGTTAGAAGTTCACCGTCGGCTTTGGATTGGCCCGATCTTCCCGGTGTCGGTGGGTCACAAAGAGGAATTCGCCGTTGAGGGGGTCGTTCAACGAACGCTCCATCAGGATCAGGTCACCTTCCGCAAAGCACCAGGTCGCCATCTCGGACGGGAAGGTCGCGCCGTAACCGTTTTGAAGTTGCGCCGTCGCCGTTCTGCATGGCTTCCCGTAGCGCTGCTCAAAGGCGACGCGGACCGTCGGAACGTCAGACCGGAACATCTCCCAAGAGAACTGCGTCAACCCACCGTCGTCGAATTTTAACGAGGACCGCCTGGATTTCACCCCGGCGACACCCCCCTCCTTCAGCTTGTCGCTCAAGCCGCACCACGTCTCCGCGCCCCGCTCCTGATCGATTGCACTGCAGGCCGACACAAGGCCGGCCGCTTGCGCGTCGTTCAGGGACATGGCCGCGGTGAGAGCTTTGAACTGGAAAGGGGCCAAGGGGGCAGACTCTGCAGCCGCGACGCTGACCGCCGCCGCCGCAACCACAAGTCCCGTCACGATACCGATCACCCGCATACGCACCCTCCACCCAAGGGCCCGCACGCTAAGCGCGAATGCTGGCGATCGTCTAGCCCTTCGGCTTCGGTTGGTTCGCCAGGGCGGCCGCCACATAGGCCGCATCGACGTTCAGGATCGCTCGGCGCTCCCAGGGATCAAGCCTGACGCCCTCGTCCGCTTCCCATTGGGCGATTTCCAGCCGGGAGATGCGCGATGGGCCGAAGCCGTTGTTCTGTCGGGTCCCGTCGAGGTCGATGAAGTAGCCCCAGAGGTAGGCTGCGGCGCGGGGCATGTCAGGGACGGCCGCCAGTTCCGCCTCGTAGGCCGGATGACCCTGCCTAGCGCCCAGTTCCACGTGCTGGCGGCGCGTCCTGCCGTCCTCCATGACCCTGTTCAGGTCGAAGTGAACCTTGGCGTAGTTCAGGAGGTCTTCAGCAACCCCTGCATAAAATTTGCCATGTTGTCGGAGTTGGTGACCACCTGCGTGCGCACGTCGGCGTTGTTGCTGCAGAGTTCCAACGCCAGATCCGCCGAGAACGTCTCGGTGATGCCCGTCCAGCCCACCAGGCGAAGCGCGGCGCTCCGGTTCGAATAGTCGATGTCCTCCTCAAAGGGCTGGAACACCGGCTCTTCCTTACGGCCGCCCGTCTTCGCCTTCATCTCGGCGACCGCGGCCCGCTTGCGCTGGCCGTTGACGAGTTCGGTCAGGGCGCTGGTGAGGCGCTTGGCCTGGCCGCCGATGACCAAGAAGGTGATGCCGGTCTCTTCGCCATCAAGCAGAAATGGGAACCCGAACTCGGCCTCGGACGCCTTCACGGCGTTGAGCTGCGACAGGGAGATGGTGGTCTTAGTCATGTGGAGTCCGCTTTCAAAAAGCGGCGCCGGAGATCAACCCGGGCCGTAAAGTTGGGGAGGAACGGTTTATCGTTGTGCGCTCGCGACTTAGGCGGCGAGGCTGTCCTGCATGGAGATGATCGCCTTCTCTGTCGCGATGCCGGAACCGCCGGTCGCCGGGATCTGCGCCGTGAACGGATAGGTGCGCTCAATCTCGACTTCGCCGTCGTTGGGCGCGTCGCCGAACACCTTGGCGGCGTTGATGACGAAGCTGACGAACTCGGCGGTCCCAGTAGTGTTGTCGGTCAGGACGATGATCACCGAGAACAGCGTCTGGGCGTCGTAAAGATCCTGGACCGCCGTGCCGCTGAACTTGGCAGTGAACGAGCCGCTGACCTTGATCTTCTTCTGGATGAGATCGGAGATCGTGTTCGATCCGGCCTCGGGCTTTCCGGGCTCGATGCCGCCGTCGATGGTGAGCTGGAACCCCGTGACGGGAGTGACGACGCCGTTGACGACAATGGCGGCGGTGGCCGCGGCGACCACGTTGCTGGTGGATTCGGCCGTGGGCGTGGTCAGAACCTGGGACGTGCCGCGGGTGCGTCCCAGTCCGGCGGTGCTGAATTCGACCCCGATGTTGCCGGTGGCGTCGATGTTGAGCGCCGCGCTGCCGATCTTCTCATCGGTCCACAGCTCGGATTTGGTGATGTCCGAATACCACTCCTCGAACGTGATATAGCCGTTCGTGTGGGCGGTGATGGGCGTCCAGATCTTCTTGCCCGGGAACGTCAGGGTGGAGCCGCTGATCGGCCCCTCGGCGGTCAGGGCGACGCCATTGACGGCGCGCACGAGAAGCACGGTGGCCGAATTGACGGCCAGGACCACGATGTTGTTGTTCAGGTTGCCGGCGGTGAACGAGCCGGCGGTGAACCGAAACACGTCGCCCGCCTTCACGCCGCCGGTCAGGAAGTCGCCAGCGGCCCTGGTGACGGTGAAGTTGACCCCGGAAGCGGCGATGGTGATGCCAGCGCCGGTGATGGCCGCCGTTGCGGCTGCAACCTTGCGCAGCAGGTTCTCGAACAGACCTTGGTAGGTGCCGGCGGACAGCAGGTCGGAGAGCTTACCGGTCGCCTTGCGAGGGCCCAGCGTTGCGCCTGTCCCTTGTTGCGCCGAGGTGATCTCATCGTTCTCGTAGGTGTCGCCGTCGAAAGTGAACATAGCGGTGCGGCGGCGCAGCAGTTGCCCGCCGGAGCCGGCTGCGGGGGTGCCGAGGGCGGACTGCGCTTTGTAGGCAAGGGTCTTCTTAATGCCCTGAGCATTCGTCATGGCGGTTTCCTTTCAGGCAGGACGAAGGGCCCGAACGACAGGGCGTCGGGTTGGTGAGGATCTTCGGATGGGCGGCGGTCAGCCGGTCAGCTGGGCCTGGTATCGAATGCGCACCGGCACGACCCATCTGTCGTCGGGATCGGTGAAGCCGGCCCCGATGTGCGGGGTGCGCGGAACGGTCGTGACGATGCCGCTATCGGTCATGTCGGTATTGCGCTTGAACCAGGCCTGCAGCGCGATCGCGCGCGCCATGGCGTTGGTGTCGCCGTCGAGGGGCGGGAAGATCAGGTTGACCTGCAAAACGCCACGCTCGGAATAGTGCTGGCCGGTCTCCTGGTTCGCCGGTTCGGCCGGTATCAGGAACACCCGCTGATAGGCTTGGCCGGTCACGGGCTTGTAGGCCTCATTGCCCCAGATTGTGACCAACGGACTGGCGATGGCGTCCAGTCTCGTCTTGAGCGCCGTTTTGACCGCAGCAAGGCTCATTGCGCGGCCCTTCTCGCGGCATCCTCAGAAATGTCAGGCGCCTCGATTTCGATGATCGGTAGGATACCCACCGGCGCCTGCGAGGAGTGGCCCCAGTTCAGGGCGTTGGCGTAGGGCAGCGAGTTCGCGTGGTAGAGCACCTTGCCCACCAGCTTCGGCGGCAAGGCCGACAGGCCGTTGACCTCTGTGATGTTGGTCGAAAGCGTCGTCGAGAAGTCGATCTGATCGGCTGAGGCGTTCCAGTTCGAACGGAACGTGCCAGGGTGATAGTCGCGCGACGGCAAGCGCTGCCACAGTGCAGGATCGCCCACGGGCGACAGTTCGATCAATCGCTCGCCAACCTGCACGAAACCGCCTCGCACGGCCCGTTCGGTGCGATCCATGGCCTTCGCCTTGATCGCCTTCATCTGTTCGGCGGCGGACGGCATCAGGCGGGGCGAAGCTGCAGTTGAAAAAGTATCGCCAATCCCGCCGGCGCCAGCAGATCACACCGCTTCACCCGCCAGATCGAGGCGTCGGCGAAGGTCAGCGTGGTCTCATCCACCACAGGCGCGGTCAGAGCCGTTGGCGGCGACATCAGCGTTCCGCTGGCGTTGAACTTCAGCGCCGAGAGCAGGAACCGCTTGTCGCCGGACTTGATCAGGCTGCCGTCGATGGAGAACGCGGAATAGGCTTCCTCGACACCGGCGCCGTATTGGGTGGTCGCGCCCTTGGTCAGGGTGACCAGCTGGCCCTTCCCCCCGGCCGAGACGGGCGAGAGCATCCGGGCCGCTGTGGCGCGGGCGCGAACGTCGTAGTTCATCCCGCACCCCCGATAATTCCGTAGCATCTGCTACGATTTCGCTTGCATCATTCGCAGCGTTTGCTACGTTTAGCTCATGAACGGCAAGCAATTCATCCGCCAAGCGCAGAAGTGGGCCAAGGCCCACGACGCGGAGACCCGTCTAGTGAAGTCCCGCGGCAAGGGCGGTCACCAGACCCTCTATGTCGGCAACCGCTGGACCACGGTGAAGACCGGCGAAATTGCTACCGGCCTGTTCAACGCGATGCTGAAGCAACTCGGCATCCCCAAAGAGGAGTTCTGAAGATGCAAACCTGGGCGTATCCCGCGGTTGTCGTGGCCCATGGGCCAGATGACTTCGTCGTTACCTTTCCCGACGTTCCCGAGGCGATCACCGGGGGCGGCTCCCGCGCTGAGGCGCTTCTAAGCGCCGCCGACGCCCTGGAAGAGGCAATCCTCGGCTATATGGCCGATGGAGTGGCGATCCCCCTGCCCCGCGCCGCCCGCAAAGGCGAGGAACTTGTTGTTCTGGACCCCGTCACCGCAGCTCGCGCCGTGCTGGCTATCGCCATGAAGGCGGGGCGGGTTTCAAACACTGCCTTGGCGGCGAAGCTCGGCAAGAGCGAGGGGGCGATCCGCCGTCTTACTGACGGCGAGACCGGCGTTAAAATCGACACCGTTCTCCAGGCCCTGGCAGCCGTCGGAAAGCGCACCGCTCTGACCGAGGTCGCCTGATCACGCCGCGAGCCTCGCGGTCTTGGCCGAGACGCCGATGCGCACCCGGCACCGGCACCCCATGCCGAATGGCGGGTAGAGCGTCGGCCCGTCGGGCGTGAGGAACATCTCGTCGATGCCGACCCCGTCCTTGTTCAGGGCTGGGATCAGCCGATGGGTCGGACGCACGCGACTATCGTTCATATGCACCCAGAACCTGCGGACCTGGGTGGCGTCGATCACGCCGGCCGCGATGGCTTGGCCGGCAGCGGCGATCTGCGCCTGATGGAGCACCTTTGACGCTTCCATCTCGGCAATCTGGATAACGCGCTGGCGCAGAGCTCTGTTGCGATACGCTCCGACCATGGCCTTGCGGGTTGCGGCCGGTAGTGGGGCCTTAGCCTCGATGGCCGCGCGCACCACACGGTCGAACCTCGGTTCCCGTAGCGACCTCGTAAGCGCGCTGGCCTTCGGCACGCCCTCAAGGTCGGCTTCGTAGTTGCGCACCCAGGTCAGCTGGGCGCTGCTCAAGCCGACAAGGCCAGCCTCGCGACGCCCGGTGGCTGTATGGCGTCGCCCGATCAGGTCCAGCGCCGTCTCGCGTGGGCTGGCGCGATCCCTGACCGCCTGGACCAGCACGCTGCGAGCCATGGCCCTTTGGTCGTTGGCCACATCGCTGATCAGGCGGCCATTGTTCTCGCGCACCCAGGCGTCGACACTGTAGGCGCGAACATTGAAGGCGACGGGCGCCCCCGACTTGCGGACCCGATTGACGGTGAGCAGCGTGGTCGCTGCGCCAGCCACGAAGGCAGCGGTCAAGGCGGCGTCCAACGGGTGGAAGCGCTCTGGTCCCAAGCCGACTTCCTGCAGCGCGGCCTCGACGTCGCCGTTGCGGATTTCGGCCTCAAGCCGAGCGAGCACGACCTGGTCGCGGATGTCCTTCACGGCCCGCAGGAAGCTGTCCGTGACGGCTGGCTCCCATTGCGCGACGAGAGGGGCCAAGCCGTCTTCGGAGGCGATCATCAGCGTACAGCAGTGCCGCTGTACATCGAGCTGCTGGTCAGCAGCCCAGCCAGGGCCGCATCAATGGCGTCGAACGTCGCTCGGGTGTCGCCGCTGATGGCGTATTCGGTTTCGAGCGGGCCGACCTTCTCGCGCTTGATGACAGCGCCGCCCGCGGCCACATCCGGCTGCAGGCTCCCCGGGCTCACCAGCTCGCGATAGCTTGCCTCGTTCGCCGCGGCGATGATCTCGGCGGGGATGGTGATCGAGGGAACGTCCCAGCCCTCGGCATCCACGACGCCCGCCCTGGGCCACTGCATTGGCTGATCACGCCCCGAGACCCTGATCCCGGGGAAGCGGGCGCGGTACTCGCGGTCCAGCCAGGCGTTGCCCCTGCGGATGGCGGGGTCGATCTGGCTCGTTCCGTCATAAGCGGAGATGTCGTAGCCCATGGCCGCAGCCCAGGCGGTGAACACGGCGCGGCTGTTGTAGCAGTCGGCGCCGGCCACCACGGCGCCCGATTCCACAATCAAGGCCATCAGGAATTCCTCGCGTCAGGTTTCATCCGATGACCTCGAACGTCGAACCACGTTCGATAGAGGCTCTGAAAGATGGCCTGGACGGCATAGGCCTCCTGCTCCACGGCAGGGGCCTTCTCGTTCATATCCCTTCGGACCGCCTGCCAGACGTGAACGGCCTCATGCGCCAATAGCCCGGCGATCTGGATTCGCGAGACCCGCCTCGTTTCCTTGAACAGGCAGACGATCACGCAATCGCCGTGGAAGTGATGGGTATGGGCAGCGCCATGAGGCACATCCTCCAACCCCCATCCCTTCTCTTTCAGGAAACGGTTCATCGCCCGTTTCGACAGCGCAAACCCGATGGCCGTCGGTTGCCATCCCTGGTCCAGCCAGAGCATTGAGCGGCCGGAGAGGTCTGGCGGGTCGTCACTCACTGGACCGTCACCGCATCGAAGCTGCTGATCAGGTCGCAGATCCAGAAGCCGCCAGCCCCACAGACGAAGCCGACCGCCTCGGCCGGGTTTTCGGTGTTGGCGCCGCCAGCGTCGAACAGGTCGGTGATCGGCACGGTGGTTCCGTCACTCAGCAGCGCCAGACGGGCCGAGACGTTGAGCGCCTGGACGTCCACGATCTAACCCGCCTCGCCCAGCGCAGCCGCCAGGGCCTCAGCGTCCGGGTAGGTGAACGCCACGCCCAGCCAGTCGGCCATGAAGGCGCGGAGGCGCTCGATGCGAATTTCCCGCTCGGTCACCTCAGTGCTCCAGCGCTTCGAGGAACGCATCCGCACCTTTGGCGTCGATGTCCTCCGCGGCGCCGTGTTCCTTGGCCAGCTTCACCCGCTTGGTCCAATGGAGCCCGCGCCAGTTGGCGGGAGGGTCGCCAGGGCCAGGATCGGGAGACGGAGACGAGCCGCCCGGCCCGTCCTTGCCGTCGTGGTCGAACTTGGCGGGGTCAGCGCCGTTGAAGGCGCTCAGGGCCGCCATGGCGCTCGCGGGAGGCTCCGGCAGCGGCGGCGCGGCAAGGGCCGCAGTAATCGCCTCGCCCTCGTCCCAGTGCTGGTGCACGGCCGGGTCGAAGTTCGACGCGTTGATGATCCGCCAGCCGCGGGGGCCGTCGCGCTTCACCTTCACCGTGGGCAGTTCGGACATGTCTCGCTCCCAGGTAGGAAAGCGGCCGGGACCGAAGCCCCGGCCGTTACTGGTGGCCGGATCAGCCCATCAGGGTGGCGATGTGCTCGTCCTTGATCGCCTTGGCGCCCCAGGCGAGGCGCACGTGGTAGACCAGCTGCATGAACTGGCGATACACGGCAATCTCGAAGGCGATGCCCGACACGGGGTCGACCACGGTCATGACGTCGTCGGCCATGTCCATCGCCTTGCCGTCGGGGCCGATCGGCATCTGCGGCACGCGGGTGATCAACTGCACGGCCGACTTCGAGAAGGCCATGTTCGGCGTGTAGCTGTTGCCGATGGTCATCTCGACGCCGAGGGCGAGCGACGCCTTCAGGCCGGGGTTGTTCAACACGATGTCGCCGGAGGTCGCCACCAAGCCGGTGCCGACGCCGTAGATGTTCGTGTCGCCCGCGAAGGTCACGAGATCGCCGGCCTTGATGCCGGTGGTGTTCACCGTGCCGCCGTCGAGGGTGATGGTCGTCGCGCCCGCGGAATAGCCGGCAGTCAGGTTACAGTCGTAGCCGGTGCCGCCGCCCTTGGTGTGCACGCCAGCCGCGCCGGAGGCGTGGATGTCGAATCCTTCCAGGCGACCGATGATGCCCTCGCGCAGCATCTGGTCGGTGCCGGCTTCGTTGACCTTGAACAGGCCCGACTGCTTGCCGCGCAGGTTCTGCATCGTCGCGTTTGCGGCCACGAACTGCAGGTCAGACTGCGGAGCGCCGTTGTCGTCGAGGATGCGGCGAACCGCAGCCAGGTCGGACAGGTCGGCGGCGGTGGCGAACGGCGCGGTGCCGGCGGTGCCGAAGGCGCGGGAGGCGTTCGTATAGGTGGTGGTGAACAAGTCGACCTCGATGAGCCGGACCAGCTCCCGGAACGCCTGCACGAACTGGCCGCGCAGAATGCCGGCGTAGGAGCCTGCGTTCAGCAGGCCGCGCTGCTCTTCGCCGTTCCAGCGGATCGGAATGTGCTTCGACTTGTCGATGGTCATCGACACGTTGCCGATCGTTTGGTCGCCGGTGTTCGGCGCCGAGACGGCCGGGGTGTTGTCTGCCGCGGTCGCGGTGGGCGTGATCGGCACCAGGATCGACTGGTTCAGGGCCGCGCGTTCAGCCGAGGAGTTGCGGGTGACGGCGGGGATGAAGCCGACGAGCTCGCGGGACACGACGTCCAGCGCTTCGTAGATGGTCGGAGTCAGGGACGTGATCGTGTTTGCCACGGTGATGGCCTTTCATGGATGGTGCAGGGAGGGGGAGCGGATGACCCGCAGGGGTTGGGGACTTGGGTCATCCGACCCGGGCGCCTCCGCCCATCCAGGCGTCGGCCGAAGGTGTGCGGGCCTCTTCAGCCGTCGATGACGGCGAAGCCCTCTTTCATCTTGGCGGCGGCTCCGGCGGGGTCGCTGATCGCCAGCTTGTCGAACTCGGCGCGCGATATGGTCTTGTTGCCCGATCCGCTGCCGCTGCTGCCTTGGGCGCCGGAACCTGACGCGCCGGAGCTCTTGAGGATGTGATCCTTGCTCGGATCGGCGCCGATCAGCACCTCCATCGACTCGTCGAAGTCGGCTGGCTGGCCTGGATTCGAGCGGCTGAATATCTTCGTGCCGTTGGCGTCGTAGGCGACAAGCTTGCCGTCTTCGCGCTTGTAATGTTTGCCGTAATAGGCCTCGGCGATTTTCGGCGTGAGGATGGTCTTCTCGGCGATCAACGGTGAGCGTGCGAAGTTGCCGCCGATCACTTCGCGGTCTAAATCGGAAGCCAAGCCGTCGCGTTCGCCGGTGAGGACCTTGATCTCACCATCCTTGACCTTGATGATGTTCTGGTACTTGGCCTCGACCGCCGTTTCGACGCCTTTCTTGATCTCGTCGACCTTGCCGGCCGTGAGCAGTTCGCCCTGGCCAAGGCTGGAAACCGTCTCCAGCGCCTTGCGGGCCGCCTCGGGATCCTCGATGCCCTCGAAGGCCTTGAGCGCCGTCTCGGCCTTCTCCTTGGCTTCGCGGTGGGCTTTCGCCTCGCCGTTCAGCCGAGTGATGGTGCCGACGGTGGCGACTGCGTCGAACGGCGCTTCCTTGCCGTCCTCGTGGACGTAGACGGGCTTGTTGTCCTGCACGACCACATGGCCGGCGTCGTCGAGTTTGAGCTTCATGGTGGGGCTTTCTCCGGCATCCGCCGGCTGCAGGTGGAGCATCCGCTCCGAGGCGCTGCGCCCTATCCTGGGTCGCAGCAGAAGGTGTTCCGGGACTTCCTGCGCTTCACCGGCTTTCGATGACGCCCTTGCTGGGGGCGCGGCCTCGGCCCGGTGGGGAGACGATCAGTGCAGGCATTGACGGTGGCGCCCGGAAGTCCGCCGTGAGGAGAAGCCGAGGCCTCACGAATAGGGTTTAGGAAGCGGCGCTCAGCCATTCCGGCGTCGGCGCGCCTAGCAGTTCCATCGACCACCCGCTCATCGAGCGAGCCCGGTCCTTGAGGTAAGGCAGCGCCTCCAGCCAGCCGGCCCGGTGCGTCGGCGCGTGTGGGAAGCCGTGGCTGCTGTGGAAGTGCGGCAGGTCCAGCATCGGCACACCGCAGAAGACGATGCGCTCGAAGCCCAGGTCGAAGAGCGCGACCTTGCCGGCGAACAGGCCGGAGGAGCCGTTGTTGACCTGCCCCGGCAGGCGGAAGTCGGTGAACTGGACATCCTCGCGCCGGGTGGCGTGCGGCAGCCCCTCGTGGCCGTACATGGCCTTGTGGGGCGGCAGGCCGCGGGCCTCGCGCAGGGCGGACCAGACGCCGAACTCGTCACCGTGCAGCGTGGCCCAGCCGTCCAGCACGCCCGGGAACACAATGCCTATGTGATTGCACGCGACAATCCCGTCCGGCTCAAACAGGTCAGTCGCCGCCTCGATGTCCGCCCACACGCATAAGGCGCCGCCGAGCACAAGGGCCGTGCGCACCTACGCTGCGGCCTGTTTCGGCTGGCCCGTGGCCGGGTCGATCTCCTGACCGGTCACCGGGTCAATCGTGACTTCCGGCTCCAGGCCTTCCATCTCCTCGGCGATCAGCTCCTCGTCGGCCTCGATGTCGAAGTCCGCCGCGAGAACGCCGAACCGCATCAGGCCCTCGATGTAGGCGCGGCGGGAGATTTCCTTGAGCTGCCGGGCCTTGTGCAGCGCGTCGATCGCCACCTGATTGGCCTCGCCGGCCATGAAGTCAGTGTTGACCACGACCTCGGCCATGGCGTCTTCGCGCAGCCATAGCGCCGTGAACACCAGGGCCTGTTCCAGGCAGTCCTTCAGGCCAAGCGCCCAGGCCTCGACGGTGGAGTGCGCCTTGGCCGCCTCGACGCTGGTCGCGGTGGCGGTGACCGAGCCGGACTTCTGCGTCAGCGGCTGCATGCCGAGGCGGCGGATGTCGTCGATTCGGGCGGTTACGTCGTCGCGGATTTCGGTCAGCACGGCGGGGTCGGGCTGGATGAAGTCCCAGTCCGTGGGCGAGCCCTCACTGCCGGGGGGCGCGAACAGGACCGCCTTGGGCCCGACGGTGATGACGCCGTCCTTCGGTTTGGCGAAGCCGACCGCCTTCAGCATCGGGTGGCCAGCGTAGGTCAGGATCTCTTCCTTGCGGCCGAGCGCGCGGTAGATCTCCATCTGCATGTCGGCGATGGCGGCCAGCGGCGGTCGGACGAACTGCGCCCCTTCCCGCTCCCCAGTCCAGAACAGGGCCAGCGGGACCACGCCCAAGGTCAGCATGCCCTCGGATTCGAGGACGTACTCCACCTTGCCGGCCGCATCCTTATCCTTGCGCCAGAGCTCCCACCTGTTGGGCTCCAGCACCCGGACGCGCTCGACCTCGGTTTCGCCGAAGCCGTCGCGCTCGATGGTGCATTCGCGGATGCGGACGTGGGTGACCACCTCCTTGCCGTCCACGAAGGCGGTGTAGAGCGCCAGGATGTCCTCGACGCGGATGCTCACCCAATAAGGCCTGGCCCCGGCCCGCTTCTCATCGGCGATGGTGCGCACGTCCGACATGGTCGGGAAGTCCACCAGGATCGCGTGGCAGCCCTTGGCGATGCCGTTGCGGAACGCGCCACGGGCGAACTGCGTGAGGTTGGCGCCCCGGGCGTCGATGTCCTCAGCCAGTTCCTTGATCCGCGGCGAGGCCCCGTCTACGAGCGAAACCTCCTTGCCGAAGGGCTTGGAGGCCAGGCTCTGGAGGATGTCGACGAACTCCGGCCGCCAGGGCGTCGCCATCAGGCGGCGGCGATATTCGGTCTCGCTGTAGTCCTTTTCCTCGGCCTTCAGCTTGGGCAGGTAGCGCTCGGCCGCCGCACGAACGGTGGCGGGGCCGGCGATGATGTCGTCGATGAGCTGCCAGCCTGGGGACATGCGCTCATAGGCCGAGGAGGGCGTCCCGGCGTTCGGCTTCGTCGCGTCGGCCAAGGTGCGCTCCTCAGTAGAAGGCGGATTCGGCGACGGGGGCCTGGCGCTGCTCGGCGAACGTCAGCATCAGCGCGTCGGCATGGTCGGGGCTGGCGATGCCGCGGCGGCGCAGCGCGTCCTTCTTCTCGATCACGATCTTGCCCCGCTCGTTCTTCTCCCACTTGACCAGGGAGAGCTGAAGGTTGAGCGCGTCGCTCTGCTGATCGCCGGATGGGAGGGCGAGCAGGTCGGTGACCGGGTGCTCGATCCCGCCGTCCTTGCCCTCAAGGAACAGGACGTGTTCGTGGGTGCGCTGGAGCGCGGTGCGGCAGAGCCACCAGATTTCGGCCTTGAGGTTGCCGAACATCTCCTCGGACGTGCGCTCGTCAGGCCAGCGCCGATTGCTCGGCGGCGTGCCGGTGTTGACCGGATAGATGGCGAGGCCCGCGACCTCGTTGTGCATCATCGTCGAGGCGACGCCGGCGCCGACGCCGGGCGCATCGAAGTTCACGGACGAGACGCCGGCCGCCTTGGCGAGCTCCAGGCCCCAGTGGGCGGTCCCGGTGGTGTCGGGCTCGCCGCGCGCCTTCGGCGGCAGGACCACGGGGCCCTTGCGCACGATGGCGACGGACTTGGCCTTGCCGGCCCCGACGTCGAGGCCAAGGGCGCCGTTGTTCGAGGGGCGCAGCCGAGGTTCAAGGTCCGCCAGCCGCTTGGCGCTCTCGACCCACAGGGCCGGGATGCAGATGCCCTCGACCGAGGCCGAATAGTCGATGTCGTATTCGCTGGCCCAGGTCGTCGGCTCGGAGAAGCTGGCCTGCTTGGTCTGCGCCCACTCGTCGGTCTTGCGCGGGTCGTCGCGCCAGTGCAGGCGGAACACCTGCCGCGGCTTCAGGATCGAATGGCGCTTGCGGGCGAACAGGTTGCCCATGCCGTTGACCGAGGAGACCCAGATCACGCAGTCGGTGTTGCCGGAGAGCGCGGCCTCGGTGGTCTCGGCGTTCGGCACGAAGGCCGCCTCGTCCAGCACATAGACGGTGGAGCGGCCGCCGCGGCCCATGTCCTCGCCGCCTTCGCCCGAGATGGTGGCGCCGGTCGCGGGGTTGCTGAGCCGCATGTAGTTGTCGTGCGTCGTCCAGCTGAACCCGACGGGCATCAACTCCGGCGGTTGCCGCCGCAGGATGATCCGCAGCTTGGCGAAGATGCTGTCGGGGTTGTCCTTCTTGTCGACGTAATCGACCTTGCGGGAGCCGAACGTGCCCTTGAAGCCGTCGAGGAACATCCACGCCCAGGCGCAGACGCCGGCGCACAGGTAGGTGGCCCCGACGTCGCGGGACTTTTCGAGCAGGCCCTCTTCCTGGGCGATGATCTGACCGTAGAGCCAGCGCACCGCCTCGCGTTGACGAGGCCACAGGTTGAACTGGATGAAGGCGCCGCCGGGCTTGCCGATCAGGCGCGGGTCGTAGGTCCAGGCGTAGCGGTCGAACCAATGCAGCAGGCCGTCGAGACCGTTGGCGCAGCGGGCGCGCTCCTGATCCCAGCCGCCGGCTTCCGCCTCAACCCTGCGCTTCGTCAGCTCCGCTTGGATCTGCGATCGCAGCGCCTGCGCCTGTTCCCGGCTCAGCGACAACGCCGAGGACGTGTTCAAGGCGGCGGAGATCGTCATCGCTCACCTTGCTGAGGTCCACGGTCTGGATCGGGCCGCCGCCCGGGCCGGTGTGCTCGTGCTGTTGCTTGTCGCCATAGACCTTCGGCGCCATGCGGCCGGCCGTCCACTTGTAGGCGTCGATCGCCACGCGAGCCCGGTCGACTTCGATCTTGCCGAGCAGCACGCCGCTGGCGACGTTGGTTACTTGGTCGCCGTAGTGCTCGCCGACCGCCTCGCGCGCGAGCACGTATTGGTCCCGAACTTGCGGGTTCACCTTCACGACCGCGAGCACGTGAGCATGGTTGACGCCCCGCTCACGACAGGCGGCGCGGAGCGACTTCGGCGGGTCTCCGGTCATCGCCTCAAAGATGGCGTCGAGGTCGGCCTCGTCGGGGCGACGCATGCCCTTCGGAGATTCGCTCACCTAAGCCGCCTTCGCCGCAAGCCGCCGCTCATCGGAGACTTCGCGGAACGTCTGGCCGGTGGCTTCGAGGGTGGCGGTGCGGCCGGTGAAGTCTTCGAACCGATGGACGATCACGTCGCAATAGGCGGGGTTGAGTTCCATTCCGTAACAGCGACGACCAGCTGACTCTGCTGCGATCATGGTCGAGCCGCTGCCGAGAAACAGATCGAGCACCAGCTGGCCCGGTTGCGTACTGTTTCCGAGCGCACGCTCAGCCAGGGCGACCGGCTTTTGGGTCGGGTGGTAGTCGTTGCGCGGCGAGCGGTTGTGCTCCCAGAGCGTGACTTCGTTATTCGGTCCATGCCAGCGAGCGGACTTGCCGCGACGGTGTCCATAGTAGCAGGGCTCGTGCTTGCCCTTGTAGTGGGCCGACGTCATGAACTGCGCGTGGTTCTTGGCCCAAATTATCTGGGCGACGATCTGGTAGCCTGCCGCAGCCGCAGCCGCAGCCGCAGCCGCAGCCGCAGCGTGGCCGTCTGCGTACCAGAGGTAAAGCGGCGCTTTGTCATCAGCCGCGAAGGATAGGTGGGGGAGCGCGCCGCCATAGATGTCGGTGCCGAGGTGGTCGCCTTTCAAGCGGTCGCGCTTCTTGGCTCCGCCGGTGTAGTCGACGCCGTAAGGCGGGTCGGTGAAAACCATCTGCGCCTGCTGGCCCGCCATGAGGGTGCGGACGTCCTCGGCCTTGGTGGAGTCGCCACATGCGAGCCGATGCCCGCCCATCAGCCAAACATCCCCCGTCACCGTGACAGGGTCTGCCGGCGCCTCGGGAACCTCGTCGGGATCGCCGTGCCCGCTGTTGGGCGGGTTCAGCAGCGCGTCCAGCTCATCCGCATCGAAGCCGATCAGGTCGAGGTCGAAGCCTTCGGAGCCCAGCGCCTCGATCTCGGCGCGCAGTGCGTCCTCGTCCCAGGCGGCGTTCAGGGCCAGTTTGTTGTCGGCGATCACGTAGGCGCGGCGCTGGGCCGGCGTCAGATGATCCAACACCAGGACGGGCACGTCGGGCAGGCCGAGCGACTTCGCGGCGAGCACGCGGCCGTGGCCGGCGATGATCCCGCCGTCGGCGTCGATCAGCACCGGGTTGGTGAAGCCGAACTCGGTGATCGAGGCGGCGATCTGCGCCACCTGGGCGTCGCTGTGGGTCCGGCTGTTCCGCACATAGGGGATCAGCTCGGCCACCTTGCGAGTGGCGAGGTCGCTGGGGCGCATGGATCCTCAAGGGGATGGAGCACGAAAAAGGCCCCGCGAGGGGGCCTGCTGTGTGGCTTACGCACCACTGCGATGTGGCAGAAATACGCCCTTCGGCGTTACCGCGTCAATAGACTTGGCTGTGGCGGGCTGTCTCAGGTCAGGAATAGATCCGCACCACTGGATGGCCGTGCGGAAACGCTTTCGGCCTCGTCGGTCCAGTTGCCGATGATCCGGGCTTTCGACTTGATGCTGTCGAGGTTGTGTCGCAGGCCGGCGAAGGCGTAGCTGATGCGCCGGTTACGGGTGCGAATGTACTTTTCGCCGACGTCGAAATAGTCGGCCAGCCAGGCCACTGACCTGATCGCCGCCTTGATCTCCTCCATCGAGGATTCGTCGAGGCTGTTCAGGTGCTCGCGGCTGGCGAGGAACACGCCCTCGACGCCAAGCTCGGCGAGCTGATAGATGCGCAGGGCAGACCGAAGCGCGAGGCCCCTCGTCTTCCCCGATCCGCGCCCGCCCTTGAAGACCCGCGTTCCCGCCGGCTTGGCGAAGTTGCGCGTGATCTTCGGGATTTCCTCAATCGTCGCTCGCACCGGGCGACCTGAACTCGATGACTGTGGGTTTTGGGCTCATGGAGCCATCGCCCGACCTGTGATCCTGTTTGTCGATCACGAGGCCATTCAGCTTGGCGGCGTCCATCAGCGATGCGCGGGCCACGTTCAGCATCGCCGCTTCCTTGCTGATCTCCGCTACGTCGGCGATTTTCAGCAGGCGATCGGTGATGTCTGCGACAGTGATTTCGGCTCGGACGGCAGCCCGTCCCTGGATCTCGGCGACGCGCTCACAAATGTTCACATCAGCGGCGAGGCGGGCGGCGGCGCTCCGGCTCGGTCTGTAGCCAGCCTGAACATAGGCGTCGGCTTGGCTCAGGCCCTTCGCGAGTTCCTGCGCATAGCGTTCGTGCCGCGCGTTCTTGAGCGCTGGCATTTGGCCTCGGGGATGTTGGGGAAATGAAAAACCCCGCCGGTTCGGGCGGGGTCAGTGTGTCTCGCACGTCGCGAGTGCTGGCACATTTGCCATGGTCTCGCTTAATCGTCAATGGGGTTGGTTGCGGCGTGTTGGCTCAGGTGATGATCACGAAGCGCCGCGTCGGGTCCTGGTCGAAATACTCGCAATCGATCGCGTCACCCATCGTGGTTTCTGCGACGCGAAATATGTCGCAGGGCGACCCGTCTGCATCGAACACGGCGAGCACTTCCATGCCCTGCGGCATCTCCTGCAGCGCCTTGATCAGCTCGGCCACGGTCATGCCCGGCTCTTGGGTTCGGCCCAGCGCCACAGCAACCAGCACCCCAAGCCGACCATGCAGACGAGGGTGGCCGCGGTTGAAACGACGGCCCAGGTCATGCCGATCTTGCCGGCCAGCCACAGGGTGAGCGGACCCTTCTCCGAGATCAGGCTCATGACGGCGAGGCATGGCGAGATCGTCAGGAACATCGTCCAGAGGTAAAGCGCCCTGCCGCGCCGACGCTCGCGATCGGCCGCGGTCATCTCCGCACGCGCTCCAGCTTTTTGCGCAGATCGGCTGGGATCGGCATGGTCAGGGCTCCCTGCGCTCAGTTCATCGGACCATAGCGGACCGTGACTTCCATCGGCTCGCCAGCGGTCGTGTAGAGGTTGACCACTCGCACTCGAAACCGGAAGAGGCGGGCCAGGCGGAGGACGAGGCGGCCCCATCGTCCAGGGCGGACGGTGATCATCGGCGCCTCCGCTCGTCGATGCGCTCTTCCATGTAGACCGTTCTTCTCCCGTTGATCTTGGCGATGCAGCGGTAGGTGGCGGGCTGCGCATCGCGGTTGATCCTAAGCGCAACACCTTCAAAGCCCGGATAGCGAAGATGCCATTGGCAGCGCGTCCAAAAATCGGGGCCCGGGTCGCCGATCAAGAGGTGTCGAAGCTCAACCTTCGGGCAGGGCGCTCCTCGCGTAGGAGGCTTCCGCGTCACGATGCAAGTTGGCGGACCGATCACGACGCACCCATCCCCGTCGCATGTGACCGAGTCGATGTGGCCGGCGGTGATCCCGCCTGTCTGGCCGACGGTGGTCACCGACTGCGCTGCGAGCGTGACAGCCGAGGCGGCGAGTAGTGCGGCAACGGTCATGTCTGAATGCCCGGCGGGCGCGGCAGTGGAACATGGGCGAGCATGAGCGCCGTAAACTCGTCGAGCGCCGCCGTGAAGCGCGGTTGGTCGCTGGGCCAGGCGAAGTGGAACAGCTCGCGGCTCTCTTCGCCATGCTCGGACCAAGTGAGCTCGATGAACCGGCTCCCCGGCCACGGGTCGTCGCCGTGGGTGACGCAGTGCAGCAGTTTCACTTCACCTTCCCCTTCTTCAGCAGCGCCCC